TTTAAATGTGCGGGTTTTGGCTTACCCACTGGCCAAAAGACCACAGAGCCAGATGATATAGGTGCTAAAGTTCACTTGTATAAAACATTTATGGATTTGCCCTTAGCACAAACGGGCTGTGATAGTTATGCAAGTTGGCATCCTGCATTTAAACATCTAAGTCCTTACTATAGTATTGATGAAGCTATAGATGAAATGTTAAAGCTAGCTCCTAATCATGCTTGGAAGCAAGACAACGGCAATGACATACATCTTGTTATCACAGGCGGAGAGCCTTTGTTAGGCTGGCAACAACTATATCCAGACTTGCTTAGTGAAAACAAAATGCGTGACTTAGAGAATCTTACATTTGAAACTAATGGTACTCAACACTTACACGAAGACTTTAAAAGATTCTTAACGAACGATTATCACTTGCGTAAAGATCAAATTACATTTAGCGTAAGTCCCAAGCTAAGTGCCAGTGGAGAACTATGGAAGGATGCAGTCTGTCCCGAAGTTGTTGCAGAATATCAAACTCGTGGCTTTACATATTTGAAATTCGTTGTTGATAAGTTAGAAGATTTTAAAGAAGTAGATGCCGCTACAGCAGAGTATCGTGAAGCAGGCTTTAAAGGTCCAGTGTTTGTCATGCCAGTAGGCGGCACAGATGCCGCTTACTTTGCTAACAGTAAACACATTGCAGACATTGCATTAGAACGAGGTTATCGTTATAGTCCCAGACTACACGTTGACATTTGGAGTAATGGGTGGGGCAAATAATGAAAGCACAAACTCCTGCAAAAGGTATAATGTTCGATGCAGATTATGGCAATAGTAAAACATACACTATTGCCTGCGAATGTCATGATGGAGATCATCAAGTTCACATGTGGATTGAACTTAACGGAGATGAAGATACAAAAGATGTCAAAATGACATTCTATGTAAATACTACCACGCCCTTCTGGAAACCAGGATTTAGTCGTGTTAAGGCTGCATGGGATATTTTAGTACATGGGTATAGAGAAGATCAACATTCATTGATCTTAAACAAACAAGCGGCATTGAATGTCGCTAGTACAATTACAACTGTAATAGAAGAATTAGAAAAAGGAAAAAAATGAGTTATTTGTTTACCAGCGAAAGCGTGTCAGAAGGACACCCAGATAAAGTTGCAGATGCAATCAGCGATGCGGTATTGGATTTAGTTATGGCCAAAGAAGATAGCAGTCTTCGTTGTGCCTGCGAAACTTTGGTCACAACTAATCGTGTCATTGTTGCAGGAGAATACAAAGGTGTACTGGATAAATTGGAAGTTGAAGGTGCGATTCGTAATACTATTAGAAAAATTGGCTATGAACAGTCAGGATTTGATTGGCGTAGTGTAGAAATTACAAATTTATTGCATGGACAAAGTGCTGACATTGCTTTAGGTACAGATAACTTTGGCGCCGGCGATCAAGGCTTGATGTTTGGTTATGCTTGTAGAGAAACTGATAATTATATGCCTAGTGCGATTTATTGGAGTCATCGCATTGTTGAAGGACTAACAGAGGCACGGAAGAATGGTGTATTACAATTCTTAGGCCCAGATGCTAAAAGTCAAGTAACATTTGAATACAATGATGACGGTACACCAAAACGTATTGCCAAAGTTGTTTGCAGTACGCAACACAGTGAAGATGTTAACATTGAAACTCTACGCAATGTTATTGAAGCGTTTATTAGAAATATTTTACCAGGAAAGTTTATAGACAATGATACTGAATTTTATATTAACCCTACTGGCCGTTTCGTTATTGGGGGTCCTGATGGAGATACAGGTCTCACTGGTCGCAAAATCATTGTGGATACTTACGGCGGCTACAGCCCTCATGGCGGCGGTGCCTTTTCTGGCAAGGATCCTACTAAAGTAGATCGTAGTGCCGCTTATCTAACACGTTGGATTGCTAAAAACATTGTAGCCAGCGGACATGCTGATTGGGCTAATGTACAAATTAGCTATGCTATTGGGGTTGCAGATCCAATGAGCTTCTATGTTGAAAGCAATGGTGATAGTAGAAAGCTAACTAAGATAATTGAAGATTTAGTTGACTTGACACCAAAAGGTATTATTCAAAGATTCCAACTATTCCGTCCTATCTATACTAGCACTACAAATTATGGCCACTTTGGTAAAGACCATTTGCCATGGGAAAAGATTGATTTATTTTAAACTATGCTAAACAAACTAAAAAACTTATTTGGTAAAAAGCCAGAAGCCACAGGCAAAGATAGTTCTGAACCTTGGGTCAATGTTGTTAACACAAACTTTGACGGAGAAAATCCAAACCAAGGCTTTATGGAATTAGAATGGAATAAACCATTTATAGACTTTCTACGTAAGCATGGTTACGAAGGTGCCACTGACGAAGATGTAGTGGATAAATGGTTTACTGATTTATGTAAGAATATTGGTGGTCAATTGGAAGAAGAAGCCAAATTTGTTGCCGATGCTGACAAGTTACCAAAAAAGCGTAAAAAGTCTTGACTTTAATACGCAATCGTGTATAATAGCGTATGTCAACTAAATTAAATTGGAATTTTGAAGTTAAGTGGGTGGGTGACACTCATATATTGTTAGTTCTAAAAAGAATAAACGACGAAGACATTAAAAATGAAATGCTAATGACCGTTAAAGAGTATGCTGAATTTATGAGTTTACTACAAGAGTTCAACATACATTTTAAAGAAAAAATCGATAACCAACTTATACAAGATTATTTAAATGGGTAAACAATACATCCTAGTGGATGCCGCTAATATGTTTTTTAGGGCTCGACACGTAGTTCGTGGTGAGGATGCTGAAACAAAAGTAGGCATGTCTTATCATATTATGTTTAACAGCATTAACAAGGTATGGCGTGACTTTAAAGGTAGTCACGTTGTAGTCTGCCTTGAAGGCAAAAGTTGGCGCAAAGAAGTTGATACAACTTACAAAGCCAATCGTACTGCGGCTCGTATGGCATTAAGTCCTAAAGAAGCAGAAGAAGAAAAACTGTTTTGGCAGGCCTTTGACGAACTCAAAGATTATCTTTCAGCAAAATCTAACTGCACAATCTTACAGCATCCACGCTGTGAAGCTGACGACTTTATTGCTCGATTTATTCAAAATCATCCAGAAGATCAACATGTTATTGTTAGCAGTGACAGTGATTTCTTTCAGTTGCTTGCTCCTAACGTTCGTCAGTTCAATGGCATTAATAAACAACTTACCACCATTGACGGTATATTCGACGAAAAAGGTCGCAGAGTAAAAGATAAGAAAACCAAAGAAGATTTGCCGCCGCCAGATCCACAATGGCTACTTTTTGAAAAATGTATGCGTGGCGATAGCACAGATAATGTCTTCTCTGCTTTTCCTGGCGTTAGAGAAAAAGGCACTAAGAATAAAGTTGGACTCCGTGAAGCCTTTGCTGACAGAGAAACCAAAGGCCTAAATTGGAATATGATGATGCTACAACGTTGGGTCGACCACAACGAAGTCGAACACAGAGTTCGTGATAGATATTTGCATAATAAGATGCTAATAGACTTGACAGAACAGCCAGAAGATATTAAACTAGCGTTAGATACAACAATTAACGAAGCCGTTAATAAACAAAGAGTACAGTCAGTGGGTCTACATTTTGTTAAATTTTGTAGTAAATGGAATCTTGTAACCGTGGCAGAAAAAATGACTGAACACGGAGAATATCTTGGAGCAACATATAAATGATTTTAGCAAAAAGCGTAATTAAAGATAAATTTTGGATCTTAGAAGAAGATGCCAAGCGGGTTGGCATGATGAACTTCAAAGATAACAATTATACTGTTAATCTTAAGCGCAGGGATTTTATAGCGCAAAATGAACATGAACTTAAAGACATGGGCATAGAATTTGTTGTTCGTGATTTGACCCACGGAGGACATCTTGAAGTTATGGGTTATCCTACTGATCAAGAAGAAGTGTTTAATGTTAAAGAGATTGATGGATTTCCTACTTTTACTAAAAAGGCAGCAAGTAAGAGCTCGCACGTTGCAGGTTGGTATGGATTAAAGTTTAAAAATGGTTGGTGTGCCAGTTTATGTCCTAGATTAACCACTGTAAAGACTAATATATACGTGGGTCCTTTTAAAACTAAAATGGATTTAAAGGTTGTTTTAGGACAGCAAAAAGATGTGATTTTAGAACCAGACGACATTTAAGTAGTAGTTAATCTGTGTTTTTCGATAAATAATATATCGGAGAACAGATTAAATGTCAAGACCTAAACCAACTATATTATTAACTCACGTAGATCCAAGTACCTATAAAAGTGAAGAAGTATTAGAAGCAGAAGCAATTTATGCTGTCTTTTACAAAGGTCGTCCCTTTAATCTACGTACATTTTTAAACAGCCTACAGGACTACCCTGGACCTAAATATAAAAAAGTTAGCTTCTCTAATCCAGGTCATGCATTTAACTTAATGGAAAAAATGAACAAATTATTTAAATGTTCAGATTTTACAGTAGTAGAGTTAATAGAAGGTTCTTTAGTTAATGAATCAGAACTTGTCAAAAAAACAGATAAGTGAAACAATTTTTGAACAATTAAAAAAGTCTGTGGGTCAAGACTTAGAGTTTTTTCAAATATTTAAAAATGTTAAAGGTACTAGATTTACTGGTACCGGTTTTGAACTAGCTAAAAGTCTTTGGAAAACATATCCGGTTAAATTTAAAAAAGAATATAGAGTACTAAACAAGACACTATTATTATTAGACGAGCGCATGGATTGGCCTTACTATCTAAGCAAACGACAATTGGTATTGTTTAGTGAAATGGATGCGTTTGAGTTTACATTATATTCAGGTGATATAAATTTATGGGCCAACAAATTTTAAATACTATAAATGAACAAGGCTATTGTGTTGTTCGTGATCTAATCGATGAAGAAGACATTGACTGTCTCAACGATTTACAACAATACTTAGAACCACAGCGAGGTCATGACTTTACTGCCAAATACTTTCCAAGAAAAAATCTACATGAAGCTGGCAAACTTGCCATATGGTGGAGTCAACAGTTAACTGAGTGGGAATGTGTCAAATCTATTAATAGTAAACTATTAGAAGTCTCTAAAGATTGGTTCAATGATCGTGTTGTTTATGTCTGTGATGTTATTACCAATGAATCAGGTAATCAATTTGTAAAGCCTCATATAGATACTCCATATAGGTTTGACGCTTGGCATGAGAGTTTCGAACTATTAGGAGTTCAATGTATTGTGCCTTTATGCAAGTTTAATAAGGAAAATGGCGGTACTGGGGTTTATCCAGGAAGTCATTTAAAAAATTGGAATGTAAAAGATAGCTATCGAGGAGTTTATACTGAGGAATTTTTAACCAATGTAGTTCAACCAGAAATGAACCCTGGAGATGTGCTAATCTATAACCCAAGACTTTTACATAGTACTATGCCAAATAATACAGATTTAAAACGTAGAGCCCTGCTGACCCACATAACTGCTAACGAAATGGTAGGCCAATTAAAATTGGTAGATAACATTTGGTTAGAGTAAAATATTTGTCAACAAAATACAGAGCTACCGCGTTATATATATGTAGGGACAAAAAATGTCACTACAGTTCATTAACTAAAAGGAAACTTAAAATGAAAAATCTTATCGCTACCCTAATCGTTGCCGTTGCCGCAACATCCGCTCTTGCCGCTGAACCAGCTAAGGTTGAAGCAGTTAAGAAACCAGAAGC